AAATTACATCAGAAAGGCACGTCTGAATCAAGGTCATCAAAGCCACTTGAGGGCTTCTTCTTTGGTGAGGAAGTGTTGGCTTCTTCTTTAGGGCTTACTGCAAGACCCATGAATTTGCCTGATTTACCCTCTTTAATCCAAGCTGAGAGCCAGTAAGATTGACCATCAACTGTGATGTTTCCTTTGTAATCGGGCTGGTTGCCTGTCTCTTTTTTGTCGTTCTTAAAAAGTACGCCACTGTTGTCACGCTGTTCCATATTTACACCTTGATTTCATTGAGTTTTTTAACTTTGTCATCCACTTCCGCAAGAAACTGGATAACCTCATTTTCGAGTTCTGCAATATACCTATCATTGCGCTCGATTCTTTTGATGAACAGTTGTAGGTGTTCAGGCATTCGTGGGTCGAAACTCACAAAGTCGCACCAACTTCTATCTGCACATCGCATCTGCCATTGCATTTGGTCATAGTATTTCTTTGCTGGCTCATCTCCCAAAATGGTATCAATATGGGTTGCCGTATTGGGACACTTGATCTCTAGGCATCCATCATCACCCACCAAGCCATCAGGAGAGGCGGCAGACATGGGAACAGTTGGATGGTCAATAGCACCTACCTGATCGACCATATTGCCTGTTTTTAACTCATAAGCCGCACGAGCAAAAGGCTCAAAAGTGATTCCATGCTCCATAGCCGCATTGGTGTATGACTCTGCAACTTGGTTTGTCATACGCTCGACTACCAGTTGAGCCATGTAGTTAGCCCTGCTGGTGCTGTAGCCTGTCTTTGTCTTGGCAACAATGTCAGAGATGCGAGATGCTGTAGCTTTACCGCAACGATGTTTAAACCATTCGGGCGATTGCTGAGTAACTTCAGGCAAATTTTCCATACATTTCCTTTCTTGCCTTTTGATAAACAGACTTGGCTTCTTCTATCGTTTTAAAACATCCAAGATGAATTCGTTTTTTATTAACTGCAATTCTTGCCGTATAAGAGCCATTTGGATTAGAACGAATTCCCATTGGAAGATTTGTTCTTTTTTTTCTAGATTTATGATTCCAATTGTTTTCTGTTATTGTTGCTGACCTAAGATTTTCAGGTCTGTCATCTAATGAATTACCATTAATATGATCTATACATGGCTCAGGCCATTTACCATGAGTTATCAAATAAACAAGTCTTCCTCTTTTATAGAATTTACCATTTAATTTAATTACCCAATATTTTTTATTTGCATTAGTGCTACTAGCTCTAGCTCCGCCAGCAATTTTGCCTACTAGGTGCGAATTATATTTACTTGGTTTAATCCAGAAGAATTGACCTGTTTCTTTATCAAAATTTAATCTATCTAAAACTTGTTCAATATCACTCATACCACCTCCATTTGTCTGATAGCACCAGCACATTCGGCGGGTTGCATACCAACATCACGCTCTTGAAATTCATCACATAGTTTTGCACAATTTTCACGCTCCATGCTAGTCGAAACTTTATAAAACTCAATAATCCAAATCACCATCCAAGACTCAAACGGCTTCATTTGCCCCCTGAAATCTCTTGTTTTTGCTTTTGCATGACAGTCTATAGCCAGCTTAAGTATTTCTTTTGTTGTCATGCTTCCCTCGCTTTCAACATTGCGTCTGCCATTGCGTAGCACATTGATGCATAAACATTTTGTATTTGTTGTGCATCTTTAATCGAATGATGTTTTCTTTCCAATTCAGAAACAACTTTTGTCATCAGTGTTTCCATTCCTCTTGCCGCAAAGTAGTCCCGCAGGGTCATGCCTACCTTGTCCTCACCAAAAGCCTCAAGCCCAACTAGAAATGCTGGTGGGTTTTTCATTTCAATGCTCCTTTACGCTTTTCTTTGGCATCAATCACTTTCTTTTGCCAACCTTTATCACCAGCGCAAGCAGAGTAAGCAGTGCCGTATACATTCTTGAGTTCCTCTAAAGTTGAAGCGGCATCAATAGCCGCCAAGTGGTCAATCATCATGCCTACATCTATATCTGAGCCTGAGTCACCCTCGGGTAAGTCTTCTCCAGCATAGATGTACAGACCCAAACCATGCAGAGACAAAGCCTTAGTCATGCACCGCATGATGGCGGTATTGACTGCAAATGCGTCAGGGTTAGGGATAGCTTTATTGCGGTAGTCCATTACTGGAAGTTGGCAAGTCATTGATTTGCCAAACATGGTGACTGTGACGAATACCATTGCTGTGCCGTTGATGTCCATGTAGCACTTGTCGCCAAACGTCTCAACTAGATAAGTGGCGGCAGGGTCTGCCTTTAGTGCTTCAGCCCATGCCCAAGCCCATGATAGATAGGTTAGGTTGGCTTTCTTCTCGGTATGCTCATTGACGTTCTTGTTGAGCAACATCAACACCTGTTCCTGATTCATATTCACTCCTGTTTAAATTCTTGAAAAGTTTTTGAAATGTTTGTTTTGGTTGAGTCTGTATATACAAACTCAGGGTCAGTCAGTTTTTTTGTTGGCAGTACCTTTCTGTGAGTTGAAGATTTGTTGGGCAATGGAGAATTGGGTATCAAAGTCAAAGTCGGCAAGTTTGAACCAATTCCCTGAACATGAGCAGATCGGGAGAGAGCCAACTTTAGGCTTTGTGCAAAACTGGCAAAAAAGTTCATCTTGGTTTTCCTCAAGGATTGCGGCAATAGTGTGTTTAAGTTTCATTTGTTCCCCTTGTATTCGTCTTTGAGCCATAGGGTTCTAAGCATACGCAGTTCCTCATCAGCGTCAATAGATGGCGTTTTGATGGTGTTGTAAAGAGCCAGTTCAGCCCTGCGTTGCATCTTGTTTTCTATGCGTTCTTTGATGAAGTGTTGGGCATACTCCCAATCACCTGACTTGATGGCAAGAGGGATAGCTACAGAGCCTTGAATGGCATCCATGATGTCGTCATCATTGAGTTGTTGGAAGGATTCCCAAATGGCTTTATTGAAATTAGTCATCGAGAGACTCCTCAATCTGTTTTTCAATTTGTTTGCACTCCTTGGCAGAGAGTTCATCTGTAATGTCAATGCGGTTGTTGCCTATCTGTAAATAGGCTACCCAAATGAATTTATCGTAGACTCCCTCGTTAGGAGAATAGTCGGGGTCATATTCCCACTCGACCCAAGCCTTGATGTCTATTTCAAGGTCACAAAAATCTATATCCAGTTCCATGTTTACGCCTTTCAATGTGGTTGGTAGAGTTCGTAGTGTTACACAGATTATAATGTTTAACACTAGGACAAACCCTAATTGTGGTATTTGTTAAACACTACACAATCACGCCTCTATGCCAAGACCTAAAACTGAAATGACCAAAAGCGGCAAGACCATTGCCGTACGAGCCACTTTAAGCGAGTGGAATGAGTTCAAACGACTTGGAGGAACAAAATGGTTGCGACAACTATTAGCCGACTCTATTGGAAAACATCAACAAACTAAGGAAACTAAATGAAAAAAGCACTAATTGCCTTGTGGATACTTGCCAGTTCAACAGTGGTTTGGGCGGCTTGTTCAACTCATACCTACTACCAAAATGGTCGGTATGTGACTTGCACCACTTGTTGTTATGGAAATAATTGCAACACAAACTGCTATTGACAAACTCTAAAAGTTTGTTAAGATTTGTCTCGTTGTCGTTGCACACAACAAGGTTTAAAGCCGTTTACTCATGCGTATTGCCTTTGGGGATTCTCAAAGGGTGCAACCAATATGCAGTAGTAAGCGGCTTTTTTCATTTGTGCTTTGACTTCCGTACTCCACACGATAGTAGTGAGTCTGCATGGACTGCTTGGAAGAAAACACCGCACACAAGTACACCCCTTGTGCAAAATGTGACCAGCGTTGATTTGGCGACTGGTAAAGCACACAGTACATCGGTGGTAAACAAGGCTGTGTGTATAAGCGAACAAATCCGTCAAGCGCACTTGGGGCTTTTTGGTTTTTCAATGTTAATAGGATTCAATAATGAACATCAATCAGTCTGGAGAAGGTAGGATAGAAATGACTCTATCCACCCTTGGAGAAACTATGTCTAAAGGAAATGCAATGTTTGAACAGTTTTGGAAAGCCTACCCAAGCACACCTAGAAAGGGTGCAAAGGCTAAATGCAAACAGGTATGGGAAAAGTCCTATTGCGACACCCAAGCCGAACAAATCCTAAAGCACATAAATTGGCTGAAAACCACCGAACAATGGTTAAAGGCAAATGGGGCTTTTATTCCTGCCCCTTTGGTCTATCTGAACCAACAGCGATGGGATGGCGCAGAAGTTCCTGAGATTAAACGCACAGAAACTGCCCTAGAAGCGATTGAAAAGAGTAGGGCAATGTCAGTTCCAATGCCTGACGAAATAAGGGCTAAATTACAAGCATTGAGGCGCTCATGACGAAACATGAAGCCAATCGACTACTGGACAGACACAAAGAAACCAAGGAACTTAGCTTCTCTGACACCACAAGAGCGCTCTCAATTACTGGAGACATTGAAGCATATGGAAGCGAAAGAGTGGATTCTGAGACACAAGAGGAAGTTTCAAGAAGTTGGGACACAGGGCGTTTCTTCATGGTGGTGGCAGACATTGCACGATATAGAGAAAAAACGAGGCTTACCAGCAACCAATGATCTACGCAGACGCATGAACATAATCAAAAGGGAATGAAATGTTGTATTTAGGTATTGATACTGGTGTTGCTAATGGCGCACTTGGGGCGATTAATCACAATGGCGAATACGTTGATTCGTTCATGATTGACCATAAAGACAAACACATACTCGCCCTTGTTTTCAAAAGCAGAATCCTCTCTGTTGTTGACCCACGAGAAGGCGCTGAAATCTGTATGGAACAGGTTCATTCAATGCCAAACCAAGGGGTAAGTAGTACTTTTTCATTCGGTAGGGCTGTTGGTGTCATTAGTGCAGTCTGTGAATTGACAAACTACCCTTTTCACCTTGTTACACCTCAACGATGGAAAAAGCACTTCGGTTTGACTGCTGACAAAAATGAGGCATTAGACCTAGCCCGAAAATTGTTTCCAGCGGCAAAGTTAAAGCTCAAAAAGGACATTAACAGGGCTGAGGCTTTGCTAATCGCTGAATACTGGAGAATTCAAGTCAATGGCACTACCACGCAAAACCCCTAATCGGATCTATATGACGCTAACCGATAGCGAGAAGTTGATCCTAGACACAATGGGTAATGGTAGCGATCATGCTGGAATGAAAATAGCTATTGCATGGGCAGGACACTTCTATAACCTAGGCTTAGATCCCGATGCATCCCTAGACCATGTTGGACTATGTACCTATAACCTAGACGATACCGATTAGACGGGTTTAAACGTGCCTAGAATCGATTTTTATGGATAACCTAGGGCATGGTAGCAGTAGACAAGAAAAAAGCCCCGAAGGGCTTAGAATTGAAAAGTACTCACTAACTTATTTTCTGAGTATGATTTTTAGCAGTAGGGCTATTGTGGCATAAATCATAATCTTTCCCGTATCACTTCGGTTTTTTCCCATTGTGCGTTATCCGCATCCCATGAAACATCGGGTAATTTGATCCCATATTGTTTAACTGCCAGCATTACTTCATCATAGGTTTTTTTATAATCACACAATGGTGAACCCTGATTTATTAATATCCAATTACGCTCGGCACTATAGGATAAATAAGATTTATGATCTTCCATCATTAACCCCACAATCCAATAATTAACATTAAACACGCAAAACCCGTAAGGCTTACCCCTACAATAATTTGATCAATTTTTTCCATGTCAAAGCCTTTTAAAGCCTAGCAAAATCGCTAGGTGCTAGGGTACTGTTACCAATACCCTAAACCCTAGAATCTAACCCGTACAGCACCCACAGCATGGTGCATCTATGCACAATCCCCTTTTATTCCTATATATTTCTTTCCCATTGTCAAAACGATACACATCCGATATATATCGGTTATCGCTGGGTATGCTTACCCGTTCACTATCTCCATGCTCCATTAAATAAGCTTTTCGGGTAATGGTGCAATAGGTTATTTCATCCCCTTTTCGGAATTTAACCCCAGTATCGGCGCATACCCCAGCATATCTAGCTAACATTGTTTTACGCATAGTGAACCCCTTTAATCTGTACGAACCCGTTATTTTCCCGTTTAGCTTTACCCTTTGCATAGAGTGCTACTACCACACGTTTAGGCTCAATATGGCGGACATCGGTATTGTCTCCATCGATAACGTCCCATGTTCTAAACGTGCTAGGGATATCGGATTGTTTTTGGAAAACTACAGCGACCCTAGAATTGTGTTTGTTGGTTAACCCTTTGATCGATATCGGTTTAGGGGTAATGGCACTAAACGAATAGGTTAGATCGTAGTTATCACACGTTTTCCCATCTAGGTTTCTGCTGGGATGCTTGGTGTAGTCATAAAATTGAACATCGGGGAATAATTGAAATATCGTTTTCCCATCGATAACGGGTAAATTTTCGTATGGGATATCCGATGTTCCATTGGGACGTATCAAAGGGGTTAAACCTAGGTTTTTAGCCCTATTTTGTAGGGTCCAAGTATCGGCGCATAGTGACAATAGAAAAGCCAATTGATTGTTATAGTAAAAATCAGTTTTTGATTGTCGGGCTAATTGGACACTATTAAAAGCTCCACGCCCAGCACTCTTAAGACATCCTTCAAAACACCCAGCAAGCTTAGCTAAGGGACAAATTACTTCATCGGGTACTAAGTAGACAATACCCGTCAAATAACCGATTGACTGGCCTTTGATTGTCTTAGATGATGATTCCCCTAGGATTGTTTTGTAGGGTAAGCCTAGACCCCGTAAGATCGATTTATATGGATTTTGCATTGTGAGCCTATCAAAAAATGTTAATGAATCCCTAGGAAAAACCTAGGTGCTAGGACACTCTAAAGAATGCCCTAGACCCTAGAATTTACTTAGGTTGTTAATCTGTATGCATTGTCCCATTCTTCCATAAAAGCGGTAATTGTGTGATCGGATACTGTTTCATCATCTTCTAATCCAAAGGGAATAACCGATGCCCAACCGATCACATCCCCAGCAGTATTTCGGATTCTTAGGGATGCTATTTCGACTGATTCAATGCATTCTATGATTGCCTGGTAAGCAGTAGAACGCTTAACTTCCCATATTTCACCATCATAAACAGAGACAGTATGACCATGCTTTAATGCGAATTTAACTAAGTGTTTATATGCTTTCATCTTGAAACCTTTTAATCAGCAGTCCAATATCGGACTCTATTTACTATGCACATACCATGCCAGTTTTGCACTATCAACAAAATCAAGCCATGCAATGATAGTATCTACTAACCAAGCGCACTAAAATGGTGAAGTTAGTAAGCACTCTGCACTAATTTAGGGATGTTAGTAAGCACTATTCACCACAATGGTGCAATCCCACAATGTGAAACCTAATGTATTGAATTCTGTATTCAGAGTGCAGATTACTTTTGGTTATTAGGTGTGGGGAAAATGGTGCATAAACCCCATATGCTAATGCGTTATCGTTATCATTAAGCTATTGATAATCAATTATCGTTTGACTTAAGTTAGTTAGCGTTCACTTCGCTTATGTTAGTTAGTGCTTACTCCGCTTATGTTAGTTAGCGCTTACTTTGATGGGGGGGAGGGGTAATGTGTGGTGAGTAAATATTTGTGTACCCTCCTCTCCACTGGAAAAGCCAAATGTAGTGTTTAACACGAACAAAGGCTTGCTTGGATTAGGGAAGAAGGTGGTTGACAAATAGGATAGACACCCGTGAGTGGGTATGTCCTTTTAAAGGAGAGCCTCTCGTTTATCTAAGTTAGTGATGACTGTCAGATCATTCACTCCACGCTACCAGCCCCGTTCAAGATGTAAGTCTTTACTTGAGAACTACATGGTTCACTACGTTTATCCTACTTGGTCGGCTCAACCGCATAGAGGGGTGGGTGATGCCCCCGTTTGATGTCACTATACAAGATTCCTGTTCTCGTGTAAAGTAACCACTAACTACCAAGACGCATGGAGACTGACAATGGGTTAGCGCCGTTGACAGTTGTTGATAAATGGATTTGTACACTGCTTTATGTGAACAGTCTCCAGCCGTGTTGGTAATCTTCCTGATTGGATAAAAGATGAACGTAGTAGATGCACTCCCTGATAACCTGAAGAAAAAGGGTCGCCCAAAGGGTTCAGGTAAATTGACTATGGCTAAATACGCTGATGCCAAGCCATTAGCTTTGTTGCCTAAGACTGAGAACCAAAGGGTCAAGGAACTCAAAGAACTCCTGATAAACAGCGCTGGAGTCAATGTTGTACAGAAGACTGTTCAGATTGCCCTTGATGACGAACACCCTGCACAGATGGCGGCGCTGAAGCTATGTATGGATAGGATGCTTCCCGTTACTCTGTTTGAAAAAGAGAAGAATCAGAGAAGTGCTGTAAACATTACGATCTCAGGCATTGGTGGTGTAACCATTGGTGACAACACAGTAGAAGCTGAAGATATAGAAAGCAAAGATGTCTGACCTGAACTTCAGTCTCCTACCTTGGCAACAAGTTGTCTTTAGTGATAAAACAAGGTTCAAAGTCATTGCGGCAGGGCGGCGTTGCGGTAAGTCAAGGCTCTCAGCCATCACCCTATTGATTGAAGGACTGCAATGTAGTGCAGGGTCTGCTGTGCTTTATGTTGCGCCTACCAATGGTCAGGCTCGTCAGATTATTTGGGATGTATTGATGGAGTTGGGGCGAGAGGTTATCCAAGCCAGCCACATCAATAACATGGACATTACCTTGATAAACGGAGCAAAGATTTATGTCCGAGGTGCTGATAGACCAGATACTTTGCGAGGAGTGTCGCTCACCTACGCTGTGCTTGACGAGGTTGCAGACATCAAACCCGAAGCATGGGAACAGGTTATTCGTGCTTCTCTGTCAGACAAAAAGGGCAGAGCAATGTTTATCGGTACTCCCAAGGGTCGCAATTTCTTCTATGACATCTTTAAACTTGGAATGTCAGAAGAAGACGAAGATTGGAAAGCATGGCATTTCACCACCAAAGACAACCCTTTGATCGACCCTAGTGAAATCGAAAGTGCGAAGAAGACCCTAAGTTCATTCGCCTTCAAGCAAGAGTATATGGCTTCTTTCGACAATGCGGGAAGCGATGTATTCAAAGAAGAATGGATTAAGTACGGGGAAGAACCTGACTATGGTTCTTACTTTGTGGCTGTTGATTTGGCTGGATTTGAGGAAGTGGCTAGACAGGCGGCTAACTCTAAGAAAAGGCTAGACCAGACTGCCATTGCTGTGGTTAAGGTGACTGATGAGGGCAAATGGTTTGTCAAAGAGATTGCTTATGGGCGTTGGGACATTCGGGAGACTGCCGCTACGATTCTGCTGAAGATGCGGGAATACCGCCCTTTGAGTGTTGGAATTGAGCGAGGTGCGTTAAAAAACGCTGTTTTGCCTTATTTGAGTGACCTAATGAGGAAAAATAATGTATATTCGCACATAGTTGACTTGACGCATGGCAACAGGAAAAAGACTGACAGAATTATCTGGAGTCTCCAAGGAAGGTTTGAGCATGGGCGTATTGTGCTGAACTCTGAGGAAGATTGGGATGAATTCAAAGATCAACTCTTGATGTTCCCCGCCCAAGGTGTTCACGATGACTTGCCTGATGCTCTTTCCTACATTGACCAACTGGCGATAACCTCATACTTCCAAGATGACCAAGAAGATGAGTGGGAGCCTCTAGATATTATTTCGGGGATATAAATGGCAACAGACAAAGAAGTCAAGCTAGAACAAGGCGAATTTTATGAGCCTACTGAGGCTGATAAAGAGTTAACCGATTTCATCACTAGCCACTGCGACAAGTGGAGAGATTGGCGAGATACAAACTTTCTCCCTGACTATTTAGAGTACGAGCGCATCTTCCGTGGTCAATGGGCTTCTGAAGATAAGACCCGTGAGTCTGAGCGTAGCCGTATTGTTACCCCTGCCACACAACAAGCTGTAGAGACTCGCCATGCTGAGATCATGGAAGCTATCTTTGGGCAAGGCGATTTCTTTGACATTGAAGACAATATTCAAGACATAGGTGGAAACCCTATAGATGTTGAGTTAATTAAGGCTCAACTGATGGAAGACTTCAAGAAGGACAAAATCAGAAAAGCTATCGACCAGATCGAATTGATGGCTGAAATCTATGGTACAGGCATTGGCGAGATCATTGTCAAAACCGAAAAAGAGTACATCCCATCGACTCAAGCTATCCCTAATCAACAAGGGCAAGCGGCTATTGGCGTGATGGAGCGTGAGCGCATATCTGTCAAGATAATGCCTATCAATCCCAAGAACTTTCTATTCGACCCGAATGGTACTTCGGTCGATGACTGCATGGGGGTGGCGATAGAGAAATACGTGAGTATTCATAAGATTGTAGAGGGTATTGAACGTGGAATCTACCGCAAGGTGGACATTACCCCTACCTATGAAGATACTGACCTAGAGCCTACCCAAGAGGTTAGCCAGTACCAAGATGAGAAGGTACTGTTGTTGACGTACTACGGGTTAGTTCCCCGTGAGTATTTAAACAACATGAAGGAAAACAAGAACATAGTTGAGTTGTTTCCTGAGAATTCAGCGGCAGAAGACTATACCGATATGGTTGAAGCCATTGTGGTGATTGCCAATGATGGTATGTTGCTCAAGGCTGAAGAAAATCCTTACATGATGAAAGACAGACCTGTGTTGTCGTACCAAGACGATACAGTTCCAAACCGCCTGTTGGGGCGAGGTACAGTGGAAAAAGCCTTCAATATGCAGAAAGCTATTGATGCTCAGACTCGCGCTCACTTGGATTCACTCGCTTTGACCACTGCCCCTATGGTTGCTATGGACGCAACAAGACTTCCAAGAGGTATGAAGTTTGAAGTTAAGGCTGGTAAGGCTATTCTTACCAATGGCAACCCAAGTGAGATTATTTACCCATTCAAGTTTGGTCAGAATGACCCCAACAACTTAGCAACTGCTAAAGAATTTGAACGTATGTTGCTTCAGGCTACTGGTACGCTGGACTCTAACGGCATGGTTTCACAGGCAAGCCGTGATGGTGGTGGTATGTCGATGGCTGTTGCCTCGATCATTAAGAAATACAAGCGTACTTTGGTGAATTTCCAAGAAGATTTCCTTGTTCCATTCATCAAAAAGGCGGCTTTTAGGTTCATGCAGTTTGACCCAGAGCGTTATCCCTCTGTGGACATGAATTTTGT